TTTAGGACCAGGAGCATTTGCGCCAGGTGACATATTCAACATGACATTCACAGGTGCAACTCCAAATGGATGTTATAGAATTGTTAATAAGATTGTTGCAAGCCCAACAGATAGTGGAAGTCCACTTCTTTTCTATGTTAACTGTGCTGCATGTGAGGCAACTTTAGTAACACCTACACCAACAACTACAAGTACACCAACTCCACAGGTAACAAGTACTCCAACTCAAACACCAACTAATACTCTTACTCCAACACCATCAATAACTGCAAGCCCAACGATTACTCAAACTCCGACTAATACAATAACACCAACTAATACAACAACTCCAACAACAACTACAACACCTACACCAACTCAAACACCTCAATTCTTCTTATTATTTGAGGATAGTTCAATTGCTACGGCAGAAAATAACGATAATATTGAAATAGATATAATATAAAAAAATAGATTAAAATGGCAAATACAAAAATTAGTGCATTACCAACGTTTACAGGAAACTCCACAGGAGTTTATCTTGTTATGGATAGTAGCGGATTAACAGAGACATATAAAGTTACTAAAGAGACCTTCTTAGCTGGAAGCACTGGCATACCTGTGACAGGAAGTTGGACTTTATCAACAGGTGCAAATACTGTTAGTTTTACAGTTACTGCAGGTCAATCATATGTAATGTGGGTAAATGGAAATATTCCAAACGGTATTGTTAATTGGAATGCAACAGTAACACTATCAAACTCAAACGTACCTGTAATAGGTGTACAATATGGTTGGTATTATCTTGCAGGAAATGCTTTGGTGTTAACATCAATACCAAGTCAAATAATTGGAACTGCGGGAAGTATAAGTACCTCAGCACCAGCCGTTTCAAATTCAAACACCTTTACATTTGGTATAACAAACAACAGTGGTGTATCTCAAGTAGTTTACTACGGATATACTAAAGTAAGTTAATTTGAGAGTAGTATCTTAGTAAAGTTTTTGATATTTATAGTTAAGTAAATTACCAAATTATGAACAAATTATTAGCAGGAATCAAAAGCTTGTTTTCGGATGAACACGGAGTAGTCTCCATGAAACGCCTTTGTGGACTTTTATGTACACTGGCATTAACAGTTACTTTATACCAAAATAGTTTCAGTGAACAACACGTTGCACCATCAAGAGAATTGGTTGATGCAGTTGCTTTATTGGCATTTGGTTGCTTAGGTTTATCAAGTGTTGATAAAATCTGGGGAAAGAAACCAAAAGACACAAGCTCAGAGTCTGAGTAAAGAAATTAAGTCCCCACTCACAAGGTGGGGATTTTTGTTTATGGTTGGTATTTATAAAGGTATGAATATAATATTAAATGAGCAACAGATTTTGATGTTAGAAAATAACTACGAAGCGTGGGGGTGTTATTTGTTTGATGATAAGTCGGAAAATAGGGAGTGGTGTATGAATGCTCAGAGTAAAATTAAGAATAACAGGTCAAAAGTACAAGAACAAATAGATAGAGTAGGAAACCATCTTAAGGTAGATAGAGAAATACCTTATAGAGAGAAAGTTAAATACTATACTGAAGGTGACCCATTTTTTGATGAAAATATAGCCAATTTAAACTTAGCGGAAGAACTTATTATACCAACATGTGATAAGGCTAAGGATACTTTTGATAATTTTAAGTCCAATCTGGCTGAAAAATTTTTATTTGTTGATAAGGAAAACGACAAATACACTTATAATCAATTAACCAAATTAAATACTAATTATACTGCGTTAGCTTATCTATTAACAGATTTCAGAGAAAGAAAGTCGTTGGTGGGTGAATCATTTGACCGAATATTTACAAAGTATTTTGAAGCACCTCCTGACAGTATGGGTGAGAGTTCATTTTTTAACCTTATTATTGAATATTTTTCAGGTAGAGACGAAGCGGTTAACATAATGAATGGGGTTTTAAAAACCATTAAAGGTACTGGTGATATTGGTGCGGCATCCGAGTCATCGGCATTGGCATTTTTATCTGAACATTTTGGTGAAGAAAATATTAAAGTTTTTAGTGGTGATTTTTCATGGCCAGATTTTTTAGGTATTGATATGTTGATACACGAACAAGATTTAGGGTGGGGATGGGTTCCAGTTCAAGTTAAAACTAATATTAATGATTGTTATGCTAACAAAAAGTTTTGTAAAAACATTTGTATTGGAAAAGAGAACAAGAAAAATTGGAAAATTAAAATTTATAATGGAAAAGTTGAAATTCATCCGTCGCAAATTTAATTTTTTTCATATATTTGCATCATGGCAACATCAGTAAATCAAAAAGAAGTCGTAAAACCGACAAAATGGGAGGTTGTTTATGAAGATGAGGATTGTATATCCATTTGGAAATATAACTCAAAAATAACGACCGCAGGACCCGTAGAAGTGGAATACAAATGGAAGAGACACTTCAATCCATGGAATCAAAAGAAAAAGACTTTGGGGGATTTGGCAAAAGACGCCAAAAAGAAACAAAAATTAGAGAAGTCTCAATTTGGAATCAATTATTCTTCTTAATTCTAAAAGTGTTTTTCTATCTAAAGAATTAACAACTTCTGATGTGTTTTCAATTACAAGTCTATCTAAAATAGATTCAATTTTAGTTTCATCAACTTCATATACATCACCAAAACTATAATCACTTTCTTCAAAATTTTCATATTCAGTAGGGTTTGTTTCTTGACCCTCCCACCTGTTCCAGTTACCATCATTACTTTGTTGGATTGCGGAATCTGTTACCCAATCTTCATCATAAGAATCAAACTCTTGTACCATATAGTTGGTGTAACTACAACTACCCCACGAACTATAATCCATATTGTAACTTTTTGCCACAGGGATAACTAATTGTTCAAATAATTCCCTATTTTTCATTTGTTCCTTATTATTCGCAAAAAGGTCGGCAATTAAATCATCATTAATCTCTAAAAGTTTTGAAAAAAACTCAACATCTTCTTGAGTTGCACTAATACCAAAATATTTTGAAACCGATTGTAAAATTTCATACGCATTGTCAAAATCATCAGTATATGGATTCCCAATAGGAAAATCCTCATCAACTAATTTTTCACAAATGAATACTAATTGTTTTTTTGACAATTTTGAGAATTGACTTTGTTCTGCTGCCATGATTATAAATATAAAAAAGGTGAGATTTCTCTCACCTTTTAATAATTCAATCTTTCTTTGTGACTGTTTAAGATTGCTAATATGTTTTCTCTTCCTACAGGATTTGCCGAATGACAATTAAACTCAGGTATAGGTAAACCATTTTCCATACAATAACCACACATCCATTTTGCCGCGTCATAACCCGTTTTTTCTTCGTATTTGAAACTTTCGGTATAAGTTTTTGGGTCATAATGGATTTCAGCTAAATCATGGTCAAAAGACACTTCATCGGGTAATCCGTTTTTTGTTACCCAACTTACAAAATCATCGTAAGTTCTAACAATATCCCACCCTTCAGTTTTTGGACATCTTACATCATCAAGATATAATTTTTTCATTTTCATTTTGTTTTTTTAGATAATCCACAAGCTCTTGGAGCTTATTGGCATCGCTTGAATTGAAGATAAATTCATCCCAAGCACCATACTTGGACTTGTATCCAAATATATACTTCACTCCATGGATTAATCGTCTCCAAAAAGATTTGTATGTTGTTAAATGTACGTGTGCATAACACATATTAGATTTATGTCCGTTATCAAATTCTGTTTCATTATAGAATAATAACATCTGATGTTCATCCGAATGACATTCACACAAAAGAATGTCTTTATCCCAAATTGTTTTCATAATTATTCAGTTATAGTTGTTGAGTAGTTGCCTACTTCAATTGTTAATTCATCAATTCCTTCTGGTGCAATTTCATAGTCCACATCATCAATATCTCCATCCCAATACATATCCATTCCTGATGGTGCAATTTCCTCTTCTTCTTCAGTTAATGGTTCACTCCACTCAATATTGTAAACATCTGTAGAACCGTCAGAGGCTTGCCCCATTTGAAGACCGACAAAGTCACCAGCACCCATATTAGAAAGAGTCTTCTTTTTTAGAAGTTTTATTAATTCCTCAACGGTCATTTCTTCAGTATAAAGTTCACCACTTCTCCAATTTGTGGAGGCTTCACACGAGTAGTTTTTATCTTCCCAAGTTCCATTAACGTAGTTAACTTCATCTAAACATTTCTTACCACAGATGATGGTGACTTTTGCCTTGTCTTCAGGATTAAGTTTTTTAAGTTCGGTTACAACTTCTTTATTTTTCATGGATAATCAATTTGTTTTGTTTCAACATCAAAATCTACAACGATTGGTTTATTTTCATATTCATATCTTTCATTAAGAACGGATGCGTTTAAGAATTCAACACCATTGAAGTTTTTCTGACCATAAGCACAATGGATATGTCCACAAACATGAATTTTTGGTTGAACTTCCATAATTCTATGAAATAAGTCTTCACAACCAACTCTTTGTCCACTTGGAGTCCAATCTAACATTCCGTGAGCTGGTCCGTGAGTGATTAAAATATCAGTATTACCAGGAATTTTAGCCCACTTTTCAGCAAGTTTTTCTCCTCTTGGTAAATTGAATGCCCAATCATAAAATTCAGGTTGCCAAGGACTACCGTAGAACTTAACTCCGTCAATTACAACCTCACTATCAAAAAGATAAATAATACCTCTTTCTTTGAACTCTTCTGCGATGTCAGTGTGCATCTCAAAACCAAAATCGTGGTTTCCCGCAATGAAGATTTTGTGTTTAAAATCAGTCATACCAAACCAATTCAAGAAGTTGGTGATTTCATGACTCTTACCCATACTGGTACAATCACCAGCGTGTACAAGAACATCACCACTTCCAAGAATGTTGTTATAGGCATTACTTGTTAAATGATTATGTTTGTTATGTGTGTCACTGATGAATGTAATTTTCATAAAATATTTTTTTAACCTAACCAATCTTTGTCTTCATCATCCCAATCTAAAAAGTCTTCACCTTTATAGTCAGGATGGTTTTCTTTCATATAGTCAATTCCCTGAACCCAAAAGTACGAAATTATTGCCACAACGGCAACCATTAATAAATAAATTTTCCACATATTATAGAGTTTTTTTTAATCCCACCATGATTTCATTCCTGACCCATCAAACCAATCATTCCAAACACTCTCTTCTTTCTTCTCTTCCTCTGTCTTACTATTGTAAATTTTACTAAATTCTTTCATATCTTGCCCGTGAACAATTAACCATAGTTCTTTCCATTCAGACATTTCAATTTCTCTGGCTCTCTCATAAACTTTTTTATTATGGATTCTTTCTTCCTCAGTATCTTCTTTATCTGTCCATAACCAATCAGAGTTTTTTATTTCACCCAATTCTAATTCTGCCTGATTAACGTACTCATCACTACGAATGTTCTTAATTAATTGAATGGTTCGTTTCATCTTCCCAACCTTTTTCATTCTTGACTCTTCTACCTCTTGTCCGTAACGTTCAATTGTGTCAACAGTTTTTTCTAAAGAACGACGAAATAAATCTAAATTGAATGAATAGTCCCAAGAACGGAAAGCATATAATTCTTTTCTAAAATACCAAATATTTTCTAAAAAATACGGTAAATCTCTACGAAAAAATTCATAGGTTTTGTACCACCAAGTTTGGTGTCTTGATAATCGTTTTAATGATTTCCAAAAACTATCTGCAAATTCTACTTTCATAATATTATTTTGTTGGTCTTTTAAAAATATAATAAGTAATCCCAAGACCTATTATAATCATTGAAAGTCCTATTATCTCTACTAACATAATACAAATATATGAAAAAAATAAGACCCGACAAAATAAATTTCGCGGGTCTTTTGGAAAAGGGATATATGAGAACACTCCCGAGGAGCGATGTAAAAATAAATATTAGATAAAATGTAAAAATTATATCTTACAATATCAAGAGAAATGATTTTTTACTCTTTTTAACAAATTTTCGTCAAAATTTACACCATGTCTATCTTCAAAATTATTTAATAGGTGTTTCATTGATTCTTTCTTTCCTTTATTGTTTAATAGAATATATGCACCTAAATCAGCATCCATTTCTTCTTCATCATTTCTTGGACCATCATGACCCAATATAATGTGAGCAATTTCGTGAGCCTCAATAAATTTAAGAACGTTAGAGTCAAAATTTTCAACAATATTTTCACCATCAATTACGACCAAGTTTTTATTTGGTACTAAAAATCCATATCCATATTCTTTAAAAAAAGGAATTAATTTTTCGTATTGAGGACTGTCAGAAAAAACAACCGCAATTGTAATTTCAGGTAAAAATTCACTATTGTACGAGATTGGTTTTGACATTATGCTAATAAACTATAGTATTCTTTAAAGTGTTTAATTCTATCAGGTAAACCAATTGTACCACCATTGACTTTTTTTGTTATTTGAGTAACAACAGCATCTGTAGCACCACCATCCGCTAGTTTGTGTAATCCATTTTTAGTAAAAAACCAAGCAGCTGATAATAAAGGATAATGTGTAGAAACTTTTTCAGGATTTAGGGTTAAATCTTCATTGATTGATTTACCAAAGGCAACATAGTTGTCTTTTCCTGTCAATTGAATATATCCGCGACCACAATACTTAGAACCATCTCCTGAAGATTCGGGTCCGTTACCCATTCTTCCACCATAAACTCTATTTGCAATTTTTTCAGGTTTTCTTTCATATTGTTCGGCCAAACCAGCCTCTTTGAAATATTTTGCAAAAATACCTTTTAAACCTTTTGCAGAATAATTTAAATTTTCTTTAGTCAATCTGAATCCACCTGATTCGTGACCACATTGAGCCAAGAAATGCGCTAATCTTAATGGGGTATCAATACCAAATTTTGCGGCGGTTTCAGGAATTTGTGTAATTACTGAATCAGGGATATGACCTTTTAATTTAGTTAAATTTAATCCACTTGATGACGTTTGAACTACAGGTACAACGGGTGCAGGTTCTGCAATAATTTGTTGAGAACCAAATAGTTTGTTCCACGTACCTTCACCAACTAAACCATCAGGAGTAAGTGCATTTTTTAATTGAAAGGCTTTAACGGCTTCTTCCGTAGCTTTTCCAAAAACACCATCTGCTCCAAGACCCAATTTTGATTGGAGTTTTTTTACGTCTTCTCCTTTAGACCCAACTTTCAATAGCATAGTAATTCACTTTACTAATAAATAGTGGTTAAATTCAATTAGGATTGAGGTCTTAAAACAGCCAATGCTTCGGGATATTCAACATCTAAAGCCTCTTCATTTTTTGGTTTGTAAGGAACATTTTTAAGAACGTATCTAATCGCATTTAAACCAGATACTCTTTTATCTTCAGAATCAATAATAACCCAAGGATGATTTAGTGTTGATGTTTTATCAAAAAGTTTCTCTTTAAATTCTGTAAATCTATCCCACAAATCTTGCATTTTCTCATCATTAGGTGAGTATTTCCAATATTTTAATGGTGATTGTTGTCTAATATCAAATCTTCTTTTTTGAGTGTCTTTTTCAATTGAAAACCAAAGTTTAAATAAGTAATCACCTTCTTTAACTAAGTCTTGTTCAAAATCAGCAACATTTTCCATAAAGTCGTTATATTCTTCGGGTGAACCATATCCCATAACAGGCTCAATTAATCCTCGGTTATACCAACTCCTGTCAAAAAGATTTATCATGCCTGGTTTGATTTCTTTTTTATATCTTTCCCACCAGTTTTTTCTATCCTCAGGAGTTGGAATACCTAAAGCAACTACATTATAGTATCTTGGGTTTAAATTTTCTACAAATTTCTTAATTGTGGAACCTTTTCCTGCTGAATCTCTACCTTCAAAAACAATTATAACTGTTTTGCCTGTTTTTGATAACCATTCCTGCATTCTTAAAAGTTCAACTTGTAAATCAAATAATTCTTTTCTGTAAACTTTTTTTGGAATTATTGACGGTTCTTCAAATTCGTAATCAGACATTTCAGGTTCATCGGAATCAGACTCGGACCTATTTTTTAATGACACAATAATCTTTGAAAGATAGTCCACCACATTTTTTCTTTTATCTCCTTTTTTTAATAATACTTTTTTTAACCCTCTCTCTAAAAGACCAAAATCAATTATTTGAGACTTAGCCAAAAAACTAATATCCATCAATAAACTTTCAATTGGTTGAGTGTATAATTTAAGATATTTTAATACCTCTATAGAATTACGTAAGTCAAGATTCATTTGTAACGGAGAATCATCTTCTTTAACTAACCCCATTACACTACGGATTCTATCAATATTTTCAAAAAGATTTGACATAAAATTTTTAATCTATAGTAATAAATACACTATTAGTATGTATTTATCTATACCAAGATACTATTAGAATGAACAAGCTCATCCTAGCTGCAGCTATGTGTATAATTACCATAGTCCCGCACAACAAGTTTACAAAAGACATTTATGTGGAATCTGTTTCCAACAAGATTCAAATTGGAAATCTTGCAGGAAACAGAAACCTTGAGTTTGGTGTTCGTAACATTCTGGAAGAATTTTTACAGGAAAAAAACTATGACCTGAATCCAGAATCAAAATCAAAAGTTTTAGTTGAAATTGTCTATTTGGACGTTCTCAAAACAAAATCTAATCTTTCAGTTTTTCACAAAAACGAAGAATCGGTTGTTATCCGATTGAAAGGCATTCTAAAAGTTGATGGTAAAAAAATTAAAGAAGTAATCGTTGAGGAAGAATCCTCTGAGATTTCCATGTCAACACTTGCTGTTGATAATGGTGGCCAATTTAACCAACAATCACTTAGTAATGCAATCAAAAAAGCTTGTGAGAAGTTGGCGGATAAATTATTTGAGACAAAATAAATATGAAAAAATTTTTAATTTTAGGGTTTTTAATGATGTCCCTAACATCATTTAGTCAAATTAAATTTAAGTTTCCTGACACAAGAGTTCTTACCGATATTAATGGTGGCGTTATTGATAGAGGAGACCAATTTGACGTTATGGTTCATGCGAACGGTAATGGTAATGCAGCTACGAGACAATTATTGTTTGATTTTCAATACGACCAAACAAACTTTGAGGTAATTTCAGTTAATCATACAGGTACAGGAGGTAACGGTGGAGTACTTCCATCAGGTTCAAACATACAATTATCTTGGCAGAATTATCCTGGTTATACTTACGCAGGAAACAGTACTTTTACTGACGGAACACAAAGATATTTGTCAAACGCAACCTATACATATAATGCTACAGGGTCTAATGCGATTCTTAGAGCAACTTTAACATGGGCTACAAATTCGGCAATGCCGTTTAATGCTTACTCTCAAATTGTGATTGTAAGATTTAGATTAAAAGCGGCATCTACAGCGAATTCATTCAATCCTGTTAAATTAAATTTTGTTGCGGGTTGGAATGGCCAAGGAGTTGCGGTTTCAACATTTATGGATAGTCCATTATTAACTGAAGTTATAATGAACCAAAATACAGGTAAATTTGTGACTGCAAAAGTTGATGTTAACTCTAATCTATATAATTTAACAAATATTAAAGTGTCCTTTAGAGATACAATATCAAATACAGGACAATTATTTAGTGTGTTATCAAATGGTAACGTTGATGTGAATCAATCATTATTATCTGAAAACAAAGTTTATGAAGTGACAGTGATGCACAACATGGATAATACAAATGCAATATACAACGGAGCAATAACAATATCAGATTTTACAACAGCACAAGGGGAGTTCACATCAATGGGTTTAGATGGAAGTAATGGTCAAATATTAAGAACAGGACAGTCTTTATATGCAGCTGACATTAATAGAAATAAAGTTATTGATGGTGGGGATTTACCAAGACTATTAGGTCAAATTGTTGGAATAGATACTTTAGTGACAGTTCCTTCTGGATATGTCACAGGTAGTGGTGGATATATGAGTCTACCAACTTGGAGGGAAACAGATGCAATAAGTGTCGCGGGTCAAACTGAATGGTGTGTTGTTAATGTTAATGGATATGGACAAGGTCAAACAAGAGTCTACATTGATATGAGAGAATTTAGTGGTACAAACGTATTACCTGAAAATATCAAAAGTTTACAATTGTTTGATTTATATTCAGGACCTGTTGAATTCATGAGTAAAGATGCATCTTGGGCTTTTTACAAAGTACCGTCAACATTCACAACAATATCAACATCAACATTTGCACCTTACATCAGAAGTATGGGTAACAATGACTACGGTCTCAAATCGGAATTCACATTTAATCCAAACCCTTCTAATTCATGGGGTTCAGTAACAACAACAAATTGGAAAGACATTACATATCCTAAAACATACTTCAAAACGGGAGTTTTAGGAACAAACGAAATTTTAGAATTAAAATATCTTTTGTGGGGTGACGTAAATCGTTCACACTCATCTCAAGTTGTTGTTATCAATAATGGAGCAACAACAATTCAAACAAATGCTGTTAATAGTTTACAAACAAATACTGCTTTTATTACAACTGCATCAAACACAGGATTTATTAACACATCAACAGGTGAAGTTAACTCAATCAATGTTAATTTATCAAACATAACAGTAACATCCAACAGTGTTGAAATACCTATTGGGGTTAATACTAACGGAAATTCAGTCGGAGCGTTACAATTTGAGTTCCAATACGACCCATTAAAAATTAAGTTTGAAGAGCTAAAGTCTGAGGTTCCAAATTCTTGGTACATTTTTGTAAATTCAAAAGACGGTAAAGTTAAATTTGGAGCAATTGACCAAAACAATAAGACTTCAATAAACGGAAATTTGATTCCATTCAAATTAAGATTTTCAACAATAGGTAATGGTGTAGACATTTTAACATCAGTCAAAGTTTCTCCAACAATGGATGCAAGTAATTCAAAAGGAGTTCAATTAGGAATTGACTTGAACTCAACTCAAATAAAATTAACAGGTTATAATAATTTTTAATCATGAAAAAGATAAACAAAATTTTAGGTTTAGGGTTTTTAATTACCCTTTTAGCTCTGAGTTGTACGAAGATTGACATACCACAACCTCAAGTAATTGATTTAGGTGTCAAATCAACTTCAACAACTATAAAATCAATATCTCAAACGGGTAATATTGTTACCGCTGAGTTTGAAACAACGGTAGGTTCAAAGTATTCGGTTCAAATTATACCTTTTGGTGGCGAAATACCTTCAAAAAAAGAAGGGTTTACTGCGACAGAAGGTGTTACAAAGAAAGTATATGACTTATCGGACTTGTCAAAAAAATACTACGACATAGTCTTCATAGACATTAGTGGTAATGAGACAAAATATCCAATTTTAATAAAATAAAAAAATAAAAAAATGTCAGAAGAAACACAACAAGGTCAGGAACATAACGATGGTACATGGTCAGGACTTAAAAAAACAATCGTAGGTACTTTAGGTACCGTAGTTGCAGGTGGTGGTGTATTTTTAAGTACACTATTATTCGGTGGTCAAAAAGAAGAAGAAAAATCACCAGCACAACAACCATCAATAATAATCAACAACACTCAACAGCAACAACAAGCGGCTGCGGGTGGTAAAACAGTTGTAATAAAAGAAGCTGCAAAACCTGTACAACCAGCACCTGCTCCTAAAAAGAAAAATGGTGATGAGTTTAAGGAAGAAGCACCGAAATGGTAAAAAAGATTAAATTATGAGTACCCAACCAAGCACAGGATTCAAAGATTTACTCTTTTCAGTTATGAAAAGAAGATGGTTTATAACAGCCATCGTACTATTCACCTTTTTTGGTACAATCCTTGCCATTTTTATGGCAATTTTGATGAAGACACAAATGTCAGGTGAATGGAAAGAATTGTTATTGTTATTATTAGGAGCTTTCATTGGAAGTTATGGTAAAATTATTGATTACTGGTTTAGTGACCAGGATAAAGATAAGATGCTTGTTCAAAAAATGGACGAAGAAGATGGAATTACTCTATCTAACACTTTGAACATGAAAAACCAAGAAACTCCCGCTACACCAATTATTCCTGAAATGTCAATTCCAGTAGTTCCGTTACAAAGTAACCAAGTTAAACCCGTTGAAATAGACGAGGATGGTGATGGTGTAATGGACGGTATTGATAATGACGGAGATGGGGTTATTGATGAATATTTTGAACACAGAAATTGTCACCACGTTTGGGGCGATTCAGACCATGACGGACATGAAGAATGTTTAGTATGCGGTCTATTAAAAGAAAATTTAGAACAAAACTAAAACTATGAAAATAATAAATTTAAACAGATTAAGCGACCTAATAGTGTTAGGATTTGTAAAACTATGCTGCCTGTGGGTAGTATCCGCATTATGTTTTGAAATGTTTGTAATATATCTACAAGCATCTGGACAAGAACAGAGACAACAAGACATGATTAACAAAATAGAATGGAAATTTGATGGAACATTCAAAAACAATCCTGATAACATTTGGTATGAAGAACCTAAAAAATAATATTATGTCTAAAACTCAAGAAATTATAAGATTTATAGGGATATGTTGTATAGCAATATTTGGATTAGTAATTATGTCTTTTGGATTCAGTATGTTAATAACTCCTTTTTTAAAATAACTTAAAATGAAAAAAACAATGGTTTTCTTGACAGTAATACTGTTGAGCACGGGAGCTTTTTCCCAAACAATAGGTAAAACCAAAACAGAAGATTACAAAGCTTCGTTTGAAACAAAAAGTGATATCTCACAATTTTTGGATTATGACGGACCAAAAAAGAATATTCAACTTCTGAAATGTGGTATCAATGATGAAATGTATGAGATGTACCCTGAACTAAAAGAAAAAAGAGTTGGTTTGGGTGTTACAAACATTGTACTTGAATATCTTGATAATTTAAATCGTTTTGAATTTACAGAAGACAAAACAGAAATTAAAAACAGAATGGTAAAACAATTCCAAGCCTCTCAAGCGGGAATTTCTGAAAACAAATTAGACGGTAGAGGTAAGATTAAATTAGCTCACTACTTTGTTGAAATTGAATGTTATGACTACTCTGTTTCTGAAGATGAAACTGTGAATTTGAAAGACGGTGTAAAGAATATATTAGTAACACGTATTGGATTACAAGTTAGATTTACAGATGCGGAAAACGGTACAATCATAGCAGCATCTGGATTAGGGGAAGCAAAAACAACAAGAGAATTAACTTTATTATCTGACGCAACCGTTGACCCTGTTAAATTCAACCAATCTACAATTAGCATTTCAACTAAAAAGGCTTTGGATGTTGCATGTGCTAACATTTTAGGTAAAATGGTGAAAAAAGGAATATTCGTTAAGTAATGAAAAAATGGTTTGTGTTTTTATTCATATTCATGCAACTTGCTCTGAAAAGCTCAGGGCAAGTTGTTACACAAACCTATTTAGACCCATGTAGTTTAAAAACTTATGTGGTATCAATTCCAATACAATCTAATTCAGGAGTTCTGGTTATAGTTAGAGATAAATCAAAAGTATTCACATATTCACAGTTTGTATCAGGAGAAGTGGATACATGGATAAAAAACATTTTTGCAGCACCATGTCCAACAAGTCAAGTAGTTCAACAAACGGTAACAGCGACGGTGGCTCAAGCGGCATCACAGGCGGCTTCATCAGCGGCTTCTTCAGCAGCTTCATCTGCAGCTTCGTCAGCATCCTCGGCAGCGTCTTCAACTGCGTCTTCCGCGGCATCTACCACATCTTCACCACCACCAGCAACATCATCGTCTTCATCATCTACTTCCCAATCGTCCTCATCTGGTGGTTCTTCGTCTACATCAGAGAGCAAGAGTGAGACAAGTAGTTCATCAAGTGAAACAAGTTCAGAATCTAAGAGCGAGAGTAGTTCAGAAAGTAAGTCGGAAAGTAAAAGTGAGGAAAAAAAATCAGATGAAAAAAAGTCTGATGAAAAGAAAGAAGAAAAGAAGGACGAGAAAAAAGACGACAAGAAAAAAGAAGAAAAGAAAAAAATTCAAGTTGCCAACCCAATGTTGTTGGCGTCAGATTTAACTTCCGCACAAGGACCTGATTACAAATATAATGTAATATTATCTTTAGGGGTTAGTAAATCATCGGCACTGGGAAATCAAAGTTGGAGTGCAACAGGATTAATTTGGAGCTCACTTAATCAATTTGCAGTTAGCGGAGGATATACAAAAATGGATTTCCAACAAGGTAAGTTAAATGCAATTCATTCTTATTCAATGACTACGGCATATCTGACTGGAAATTGGATGACCATGGGTGGATACACTTACATAAAACCACATCCAAAACATGGTACTTACGGATACAACTTAGGTATCATTTCGCTTTTCTTGAAGAATGAGGAAATAGTTGGAGAAGGAAAATTTGTAAGAACAAAGACCGTGTTTTACACGTCAATTACCACTTCAGCAGTTGCGTTTTGGACAAAACCATACCAATATTCACAAAAAATTACAATATCGCCACAAGTTTTTGTTATGAATTCACCAATACTTTGGAATTCAAAAACAGGAGAAACTACAGTTGGAAGAAACTTTGGTTTTTTACTTGGAAGTTCATTTGATTATAAAATCACAAAGAGATTTGGACTCAGTTTGAACTATAAACTTTCTGCTTCAACGCAGAAAAATTCGCCGATTTTAAGTAATTTCTTAATCGGTTCAAGAGTAATGTTATGATAAAGAAAATATTAGATATTAGACATTTTATAATTTTGTTTTTATTAATTACGTGTCTTTTTTTACAAGACAATAAACCAAAGAAAGAGATTGTAATAAAGGAAGTACCATCAAAACCTGAATTAATACACGATACAATATCACAAGAAATTCCAGTTTATTTACCTGGTGAACCAATCTTAAAGGATACCACAATTTACGTCACAACAATTGAAAAGGTTGATACGTCAGCAATCCTTAGAGATTATTTAGTTTTCAATAAATTTTCAGACACATTAAAATTATCAAATAACCAAGGATTTGTTTATTTGAACCAAACCGTTAATGAAAACAAAATTGTAGATAGAAAATTCTCAGCAACAATCAAACCTAAAATTGTTAGAGAAACACCGCCACCCCCACCTCCAATAAGAAACCAAGTATTTTTTGGTATCAACGGTGCAGTGAGCAAAGAAGATTGGGTTAATTCAATCGGCTTGGGATTGATACTCAAAACAAAAAAAGACCATTTATTTCAGGTTAATCTTGGTGTGGCTAACAGAACTGTAGATGGAACAACTGGCGAGCTGAGACCGTATGTTGGAGGGGGGGTTTATTGGAAAGTAAAAGTTAAAAAAGACTAGACTATTTATAATAAAACAGTCATATGGGTTTACGTGAATTAATTAAAGAATCTCTTGAACAACAATTGAATAAGTCTCTTATTTTGAGAGAAAATTCTAATGTTTCAGATTCTTTAAAATATCACATAGATAATGGTCTTACATTAACCAATAATATATACAGAGTCTATTCTGAAGGTTACTTTGATTTGGTAAATGAGGTTAGAGAATTGTTTAATGAAGGTAAGATTGACCTTAATGAAGAGGATACTTTAATGATTGAATCTGATTTAGGGGTTAAAGTAAAAATTGGTAAAGAATACGTTTATTTGGACGCACCATATATCCACGAAAGTGAAGAGGATATTTTAACTGAATCCAAAATACCAAGAGGAAATAAGAAATTTGCAGTTTACACTAAGGCAAAAAATGGTGGGGTTAAAAAAGTGACTTTTAATAATTCTAATTCAATTATTAAAGAGAGTCGCATGTGTTCTCAAAAAACAGATAGAACAACTGCAGGATATTGGTCTTGTAATGTTGGTAGGTTCGCTAAACAATTGGGGTTATAATCTTCAAATTCATACTAATGGACTTAGAAAAAATTAAAAATTATTTACAAACTTATTTGGATGATGTATTAACACCAACAATCAATAAAGAGTTAGTTGGTGAAGAAGATGAGCCAATTACTCTAACAGTACATGCATTAAGAAAGGGTAGTTACCAACCACCAATTTTTCATATTTTTATTGATATTGACCCTAATTGGCAGGGTAGTCTTTTAAAAAGATTAGAAAAAAATATTGAAGATTTTATAAAAATTTTTTCTATAAAAAATAAAGTAAAAGTTCATTGGAACAAAAGACCGTTATTTTAAAATTATTTATCCGTGCCAAACAAATTGTTAACTGCCGAACAAATTTCAATTTCCAAGTCTAACTATAATCATATAGATATTGGGTATTTCAAATACAAATCACATACACCTACAATGGTAGATTGTATAAAAGAATATCCTATTACGGAGTTCATTTTAGAAAAAATTAAGAAAAAAGAATTGATTTGGGAATTTGAAATGGAAGAACAAAAACCAAAATTATACAACGGAAAATTAATCGTTTTAATATAGTTTGGTCAGGTCAAATTTCTTAACAAAGGCAGGAAATGCTTCTTTATAAGACTCCTCAGTTTCATCTGTAATCTTGTTTGTAAACTGCCAATTCCAATAAAAGTTATCGTTGGGTTTGAATCCGTAAAATGTGTGAACTCTTTTTTGAGTATCTACAACATCCATACCTTTCCAGTTTTGTCCAGTACAAATGAATCCACTTTGAATACCCTCAACAATATTTGATTCACCTAAGGTATAGTGTCTATTCTCAATCCAAGTTAATCTTTCAATTAGTTTTTGGTAGAACATATTGGCTTGACCCCATCTTACAGAACTAAAAAATATAACAGCATTTGAGTCAAATAACTCTTTTGATATTTTCCAAAGTTCATCACTTTTGTCATTTAAACTTGCCCAACATCTGTGATATCCTGTTGGATTTTTATCTTTGTCTTTAAGTTTGGCTTTCATTACTCCACAAGAGTTACCATCTTTTCTTGAAACATTACCCTCACAAGGTACAATGTTTAATTCAGGAACATCAATCAAAACTGATTTGTCATTTAGATATTCGTTGATAACCATTCCAAGAATTGTTGACTTGGGAATATCAACATCATTTGGGTCCCAATTATATCTGTTGGAGCATGTTAATAGTAATACCTTATCTAACTTTTGAAGTTCAGATATTGTCTTTTCAAGTTTTTTCAAATTACCTGTAGAGTTGTTCTTTTCGGTAACGTTGTACTTGTCAAATATTTCTTGTAATCTATTATCCATTCAATATAAATACTTCGTATAGTATAATAAAAAACCCACTTCTTAGGTGGGTTTGTATTTTAAGCTCTCATTGTTGGAACATTACTAATTTCTTCCCTAATATCCATATCATTTAGTAATTCACGTAATGTATTCATTTCTCTTTGATAATTAGGTGTGGGAGGCTCTGGTTGTTCCATTGCTTGTTCATCAAGTGGAACTGTTTCATCTGGTTGTCCCATTGCGTGTTCATTAACAAACTCAATCCTCATTTTTTCATGTGAACTCAAACATTCATTATGAACTTGTTCTTGAATTTCATCTGAACATAAATTTTTGTTTGTATCTTGAGATTTAAAAATTTTTCTAACAATTGGGAATAAATAATCATCAGCATCAATGTCAAGATAATCAACCCTAGAATCTTCCGCGTTCCAAAAACTAAATTCTAAATCACCATCTATCCCTTTATACCCCGCAAATTTATAACCCGTCTGTTTGTTAATGAAGTAAACTAAAATACCTCTTCTCCAATATTTCTCAAAATAGTTTTTTTCTCTTTGATATGTTGTACACCATCTTGTTGATGCA